CTAATAAATAATTTATCTGTAATACCCAATTTACTACACATGTAATAAAATATATTATGAATGATACATTATTTATTGTAAGTTCTATATTTTTACCCTTAGTATCTTTACTCTTAGTACTATCACGTATAGATAGTCTATAATTCACAAGATATGCCAATGAACTAAAACAGCAATAAACACATATAGGTTTTGATAGAGATGTATACATATCAAAATTATTTAAATAACAATATAGATACAACATTTGCACAGTTATATGATGCATCCATGTACTAATATGAGTTTTGTTATTATAAAACATAGCAGACATCATTTCAGCTTCTTGATTGAAATAATTAATACCATGAATATTAGGTTTATCAACCATTGTAGGTAACAGTTTTTTTTGAATATTTCTACAATACGGACAACGTATTTCGTTGCTACGTAAAGGATATCTTTCCATTTTATTATATTTCATTTTATGATTATACACATCGTTATAGATTGCGTCATAATTAAACTTGTGTCCACATTCTAATTCTACATGTTCATTGTCTAATTTATCGTTCGTAATCAAACATAAATTATCTAAAAACACCGTTTCACATTCGTCATTTAATTCTTTATAAAAATCGATATTTCCTTCTATTAAATATTCATTCATTTACACATATATTCATTTAAATCTTTATATTTTTATCTTATTAATATAATAATGTCTCCAAATAAATGGGGGCCTCGTGTATGGTGTTTTCTACATACTTTAGCTGAAAAAATTAAAGATGAACATTTCAATATCGAAGGTCGTCAAATGATTACTTTTATAATTCGTATATGTAAAGTGTTGCCCTGTCCGGAATGTTCTCAACATGCCTCACAATTTTGGGGCAATGTCAATGTGAATGGTATTAGACATCGTGAAGATTTGATGAATCTAATACATATATTTCACAACATTGTAAACAAACGAAAAAATAAGGAAGTATTCAAAAAAGAACAACTGAGTGTTTATAAACATATTAATTTGATAAATGCGTACAATAGCTTTGTAGCGGTTTATCATACAAAAGGAAATATGAAATTGTTGGGGGAAACATTTCAAAGACAAATGGTTTTAGGTCAATTAAAAAAATGGATACAACAAAATCATCATTGTTTTACGAAGTAGATGAACTGATTAGTTCCCCATTTTTATAAACAGAACACTTAAATTGCGTTTTTTTGGGCATATAACAAACATCTTTGTTTGATGACAATTCGTTGAAAAATAACCATTGTGGCTTACCTATTGCTATCAAGATAATGGGAATACATATTCCAAACAAAATGCCTCCAAATAGATTAGAAACCATCGAACTCCATTCGAGTGCTTTATAACACTGTTTACTATGACGATATAATATATCTATAACAATGATAAATAATAGCATTCCTATTAATACCCAGTTCACATTACTATACATTATCATTGGGAATAATAAGTAGAACAATGTAAACGTCATTGTATATAAGCTATACGTGCTATTAAAGCTGAGACCACCTAAATCACAATAATTATAAGTGGTTTGAGATTTACTACCTAGCATTAAAGTAAATGCCCATCGAATCAATATTACTATTAAAAACCCTAACAAATAAATGAATCCGGTAGCTGTTTGTGAGAATATAGATACCATGAAAATACAAAACGCGGTGATTAATGGTAATGATAGCATTACGACATCAAAGGTATTTTTACTCATTAATCCAGATTTTTTTGATACATCACCCAGAATATCTAATAACTTATTTACATTGTTTTGATTGCCTTGATTGTTTTTGTCTTTAACTAAATCCATTATATAATAACAAATATTTTATTATTATGTAATATGTTTTACTCGAAAATTATTTCAAATACTTCTTCGATTCGTGATACTGGATAAAACTGAATATCTTTTAAAATGTCTTCATTCTTGTATTTATTTCGTAACTCTTCCGCATCTTTCTCATTTTCTTGAGGATAAATAAAATTCTTTACACCTGATTTAATAGACCCTAGTATTTTTAAATCCAATCCTCCTATCTCTGTTATTGAACCATCTAACATTATTTCACCAGTAAGTGCGAAATCGTGTTTGATTTTCTTATTATTCAGTAAACTATATATTGTTGTAGTTATACATGAGCCAGCACTAGGTCCGTTTTTTGGATCACTTGCTGCAGGCGTATGTAAATGAATCCCCCATTTATGTTCCGAATCATACTTTTTCATAATTTCTTTTCTACGTTTTTCATTCGTCATATTGTAAGCAATTGTTAATGCTACATTCATTGATTCTTGCATCACGTCGCCTTGCATTCCGGTTAATTTCAAATGTAAATATTTATCACAAGGATAAAATGACGCTTCAATGGGTAAGGTTCCTCCTTGTCCTACTGCGTTCGCCCACATACCATTTGCGTGTCCTATACGGTCATTTCCATTTATTTTTTTAATTCGTATTTCTTGCTTATCCTTGAAATATTTTGTCTTTATATCTTCAATAGTTACACTTATTGGATAATCATATGCAGATATATCTGATTTCAAAATATTCAAGTTAATTTCCCCTATTATGTCAAATAATTTTTCCTTTAATTTTCTTACACCGGGCTCTAAAGTATAATTTTCTATAATAAATTGTATTACATCATCTTCAAATAATATCATATCTGTTAACCCCATTTTATCATATATATCAGGTAACAAATGTTTTCGAACAATAACTATTTTTTCACTCAACGACAAATTACTGAACTGGATACGATGGATACGGTCCAATAATATTCTATCTATCAGCTCTGCATCATTATATGATAATACAAAGAGAACATTTGATAAATCCAGATTAATTCCATTAAAATACTTATCTTGGAAACTGTCATTTTGTGTAGGGTCAAGTAAATGAGTAAGTATCCCTATAATTTCTCTCCCATTTTCTGTTTTCGATATTTTATCCAATTCATCAATAAATATAATCGGGTTCATACATTTATTATCCATCAGTATTTGAACAATTGACCCCCACGATGACCCTACATATGTATAATTATGTCCGTGCAATGTACTTCCATTCGCATCACCTCCTATGGCTATCATTGAGAATGGACGACTTGCTCCGTTATCATCGATTAAACATTTCGATAATCCATATTTTGCCAACGATGTTTTACCTGTTCCTGGAGGTCCTTCAAATCCAAAACAATATCCAGTCTGTTTTCCGTTAATCCATTGACCAATAATTCGCTCTATTTGTATTTTTGCTTTGACGTGTCCATGAACAGACTGGTCTAAAATATCTTTTACATTACTCATATATTTTGATATTTTGTTCATTCTTTCAAAAATAGTTTCTATTTTTAGATAATAACTCAAATATTTATTTTGTTCAAAGGTTGCATTATATTTTTTTAACAATTCAATGTCACTTTTGTATATTTCCATATTTTTATTGAATGATGTTTTATAATATTTGATTGATTTTGATTGATTTTGAACATCTATTAATTCCGAACTATTATTATTGTATTTTTTCATAAAATCATTCAAATGTTTTATATTATTGATTATATCAGGTTTTTTTCCTGAAAACATATGAACGCTAATATTTTCATAATCATCCGCATCATGAGTATTTGTTAATATAAGTTTTTTAATTTCATTAGAGGTTTTTACTATTTCCAAACTGGTATATCTTTCTTTTTGTTCAAACGCAGACGATACTTTACTATTTGTCATATGGTTGATTACATCTTGTAAATCATCACTATTTGTTTTCATTAACTCCATTATAGGTTCTTTTTTTAATACACCAAATGGGATTTTCAATAAACCTTCTAGAAATTGTCTAGCTTTGGAACCAGAATCTTCTGACTTTGCTTTCACTTCTTTTAGTTTTACCATTGCTTTTTCTTTGACAATATCGTCAGACTTCATCAAACATATCTGTTGTTCCAATGGTATCTTGTTTGTATCATATGTCGATAATTCATTTGTATATTGTATCGTCTCTTTCATTGCCTCATTAAAATAAGACCGAATATTGTGGGAAAAACTGTTCAATAATAACATTTGTTCTTCTGTATCTATTTTGTTCTCAGTATCATTCGATAATAAATCGTAAAGTAAATAACACATATATTTACTTTCAGGATTATCTGAACTTGCCAGCAATTGTATCAAGGATTTTCGTTTGAAAAAAATATTTTGAGATAAAAAATCTTTTGTTATACATGATAATGTTTTTGACAACATTAATTTAGTATCACTGTTATATCCTATAAATAATTTATAAAAACCCTCAAAATTATAAATTAAATAATCTTTTAAAATACGGGACTTCACAAATCTATCAAATAATCCTCCATAAAATAAACTATTATCTGATGGAATATTTTTAGTTATTTTGAACTTCAGTGTATTTACATATGTTTCATTCAAAAAATCTATTAATATATCATCTACTATTCCGTATACGTATATATGTTTATTCAATCCTCTATGATGGAAATATAACTTCATGCCATGAATCTTCATATGGAACACTTTACACTCATTCAAAATATCAACACATTCTAAATTATCTTGATTTTTATCATCACCGGTAGAACTACTGGTTGTTTTACAATTAGTTTTATAACTAGTCGGGTGGAAATATTTTTTAAGTACTTCATATTTATATTCCTCTTCTTTATCTAGGTAAAGATTAGATGACCCAAAACATATACATAACAAGTCTTCCAAAGAACTTGTTCCATATGTTTTTAATAAATTTGACATATCGTTATTTATATTTTGTAAATCAGAAACGATATTATCCACTGCTATGACCCCTTTTTCGGTTTCTACATATAAATAATCTATCTTTTCTGATATTTTTTCCATAAGATTTACACATCGTTTAATGTCCATACTTCCGACTATTTCTAAAGTATGGTTTTTTACAATGTGAATATATGTCTTTTGTAATACATCTCTATAAAAAACAATCTTATTCTTTGTCATTTTCACCACAATATCTATATTGTGATTGTTTTCCGTTATGTTCAACACCATGTTGCTGATATATGTAAATATTATTTATATCAGGTTTTATCATATCGTTAATTATTTTAGAAATGGTATAAATAGTTTCGCATATATACATATATAATAATATTCGCAAACTACACTATACACCATGGGAATCCCTAGTTATTTTTCATACATCGTAAAAAATCACCCTGAAATCATAAAAAAAATAATTCATTATAAACTTAATATTAATAACCTTTATATGGATTGTAATTCCATTATCTATGATGTCATCCATACAATCGACGACTCCAATCCATCTACTGAACAAATTATATCCAAGGTTATAGGAAAAATAGAAGAATATATTACTATTATAAACCCGAATAATAAAGTAATCTTAGCATTTGACGGGGTAGCCCCTGTAGCAAAATTAGAACAACAGAGAACCAGAAGATTCAGATCTAATTATCTGAAACAAGTCAATGAAAAAGTGTTTGATAAAAATCAGAAGTCATGGGACACTACCGCTATTACACCAGGAACTAATTTTATGAATGAATTAAATATTTCAATGAACACATATTTTAAAAACCATCAATCTAATATCGGGGAAATTATCATCAGTGGTTCAAATGAACCTGGAGAAGGGGAACATAAAATATTTCAATACATTCGTGACCATCCTACACAACATAAAAATGAAACCACCATTATATATGGGTTAGATGCGGATTTAATTATGTTGTCCATTAACCATTTACCTATTTCAAAACATATATATCTATTTCGTGAAACACCAGAGTTTATCAAGTCGATTGACAAGAATCTGGAACCGAATGAAAATTATTTATTAGATATCCCTGAACTCGCTTCCATTATTACAACAGATATGAACAACGGAAGTAAAATGACAAATATACAACAAAATAATCGTATTTATGATTATATATTCTTATGTTTTTTTTTAGGAAACGATTTTCTTCCTCACTTTCCTGCTGCTAATATTAGGACAGGCGGTATTGATAAATTATTAAATGCTTACAAGCATACTGTTGGTAAGTTGAATGAAAATCTAACGGATGGAACTAAAATCTACTGGAAAAATCTTCGTAAAATTGTATCATTTATGGCAGAAAATGAAGAACAATTTATTCAAACTGAAACCAAACTGAGAGATAAACGACAACACTATTTTTTTCCTACAGAAACCCCGCAACAAAAAATGGTAAAGTTTGATGCGATTCCCACATATGAGCGCAAAAATGAAAAGTTTATTAATCCATTCAAAGAAGGATGGAGAGAGAGATATTACAAATCATTGTTTAATATAGATATTGATGATATGAGGACCAAACAGATATGTCTCAACTATATGCAAGGTTTAGAATGGACTATGAAATATTATACTACAGGTTGTGTTGACTGGCGATGGTGTTATCAGTATAATTATCCACCATTGTTTCAAGACCTAATTAAATATATGCCGTTTTTTGATACCGAGTTTGTTAAAGAAAATAGTCTCTTGTCAGTTCACCCATTAGTACAATTATCATATGTATTGCCAAGAAGTAGTTTAGATTTACTACCTAAAAAATTATATGACAATCTCATGATTGAGCATCAAGATAAATATCCGTCAGATTGCGAGTTTGTATGGTCATATTGTCGTTATTTCTGGGAATGTCATATTCAACTTCCGGAACTAGATATTAATGAGTTGGAGAAATATGTACATAAAATAATGTCAAAAAAATAAAGTATCCGTTTTTTTTATCTT